ACTTTTTTATTTATCAACACCTTGAAAAGACCAAACAAGTGCCTAAAGGAACTGCTAAAAAGATGCGTGATAGATTTCAAAAAAGTCATGGTGCTATTACCACCAAAAGAAAATTAGGAAGAAATTCCGCCAATGAATTATCACTTAAAATACTTTGGTAAAGTGATATAAAGGGATATTTTTCTTTAAACTAATTCTGGAAAATTACGACTTTTATAAAATAAGTCTTATAGTATATTCTTAAAAAGTCGTATTTTTCCAAAACACTGTATCATACCGAAAATTTATATTTTATATTTATCTGCGATGTGTTTGTCTGCTTTACCATATACTGATGGTCGTTTCATGACGAAGGCATAGACCCTTGCGAATGCCCATTGTTCAGGTGATTTCACCATAGGTCTAACGCTTGATGGATTCGTGTGGTATGCCCCAACACCTTTATCAAAAACTTCCTGTAGTGCTTTCAATGGCATTTTTGAAAGTTTAGATATTTCTTTTAAAGATAACGATACATCGGGATCAATTTTATGCTTTTTTTTAAATTCAACTGAATTAATTTTAAACATAATATAATTATAATATATTTTAATTATATAATGGATATATTCGCAGAAAGAAATTTACCTGACATGGAATTATTACCTTTTTTTAAAGCAGTATCATTTGGTAGCAGAAAACCATCAGTAATAGGATCATTTTCTTTAGAATCACAACGTAATGCTGGTGATATAGATTTAGATGTATATATAGAAGGTAAAATAGATCATGATTTCGTTGAAAAAGAAACAAAAAAAATTATAAAAAATATTGATGATAATTTAAAAATGTTCTTTATTGAACTTAAAATACAGTATAAAGATGGTAAGAAAATTAAATTTGGTGCTGATAAGATTGATGATGTAAAAATACCTACACAAAACTTTAATAATCTTGATTTTCTAAAAATAGATACTATCATCTATTATGATGGTCATTTTAAAGAAATGTCTATAAATTATTGGTTTAATCCTAAAGTTCAGGATGTAGTGAAGGAAATTGAAAAAGATATTTTATTAGAACTAAAGGCAAAAAATTATTATAAAGTAGTAAAAAGATTTTTTTCTATTGCTAAAATAAAAGATGATAAACCACGTGGTAAATTGATATCAACATTTTTAAATAATTATACTGGTGGTGAATACAAACAATTATCAAACTTAAAGGCAATTAAATTACTATTAGAAAACTACGATGATCCTTTGATACGACAAATGATTAGGGCAAATTTGATAAATGATAGAATTATACCTAAAGTAGATGTAGTATATAGATTAATTCCAAAAATTCAAAAAAAAGTAAATACTGAAGGCAAAATTTTTTTAGATAATAATATTCTGAAAAAAAATATATAATAGTATATAATAATGTTTAATCTAAAAAACGTAGGCAGACCAATATGTAAAGTAGAAGGTGGTAAGAAAGATATTAACGTATCACTTTCAGAAGATGATTTACCTGATAGTTTTAATAAAATGACCTTAAAAGAAGGAAAATTTGAACCAATACCTAATACTACACAAGAACGTGATATACTTTATATATGCGGACCATCTGGCAGTGGTAAATCACATTATGCCAGTAGATACATAAGGAATTTTAAAAAAGCACATAAGAACAGTCCAATATATATATTTTCACCAGTTGCGGAAGATAAAAAATTAGATGATCTAAAAGTAAAAAGGGTAAGAATTGATGAAAGTTTAATAACTGACCCCATAAGACCATCTGATTTAAAAGAAGCATTAGTTGTATTTGATGATATTGATTGTATTACACAAAAACCATTACGTGATGCTTTATATGGTCTATTAAATCAAGTTCTTGAAGTAGGTCGTCATACTAAAACAAGTTGTATTATTACAAATCATTTACCTACAAATGGTAGGGAAACAAGAAGAATGTTAAATGAATGTCATAGTATAACTTATTTTCCTGCTTCTGGATCTAAAAGACAATTAAATAATCTATTAGAAGGTTATGTAGGTATGGATACCAAAGATATTAAGAAAGCAAAAAAATTAGGTAGCAGATGGATCACAGTTTTTAAAAATTTTCCACAATTTATAATGTCTGAAAAAGATATATATATGTTGAATGATGACGACTGAACCACAACTATTTGACTTGTCTGACGACAAGGGTATTTGAAACTTTTTTATTGATATTTTAATATAAAGAAATAATTATATTAATATTAAGAATCATAAGTAATTCTATTTATTCTTGGTGGTTCTGGGGATGGTGGTAAGTTTATACTTTCAGGTTTTGTAGGAATTTTTATTTTAAGGTCATCAGGTGTAGTGTTTTCTACATCAATTGACGCAACTATGTCCTTACCACAACAATGTGATCTTAATCGTTTATGGTTGAAAATTGCTAAAATAGTTCCACCTATTGATACCGCAATTGCTACTACTGATAAAATTCCGTTTTGATCCATAATATATTATATATATATTATATTATAAATGATTTTTAAACCTTTATTTAAGAAAACCGTTGAAATAGTATGTAAAAAAAATTGTGCCTGTGCTTGTGATAATATGATTTATAGAATATTAAAAGAACAAGGTAAAACCATAGTTTCATTACCTATGAAAAAAAAAGATGAATTAGAACCAAAAGAACCAAAAAAAGAATTAAAAAAAGATCGCTGTGATTAATTTCATATATTATAAAATAAAAAATATTTAGATTATATATAAATGGTAAATTTTAAAGACGAATTAGTTGAAAAACTTAAGGGAAAAAATCTATCTGAATCTTCTATTAAGTTATATATTAGAAATTTAGAAAAATTAAATGGTGGTGAATTAAAAGATTTTAAATTTCTTAAAAATGTTGATACCGTATTAGATTTATTAAAAGCATATAAAGATAATACAAAAAGATCTATTTTAATATCTATCGTATCTATTTTAGGATGCTGTCCCGATGATAAGAAAATAGTAAAATTAAAACAAAAATACTATGATCTTATGCTTAAGAAAAATGATGAAATAAAAGAAAAGGCAACTGATGAAGCAACTGAAGAACAAAAAGAAAATTGGATATCTTGGGATGATGTAAAGAAAAGATTTGATGAATTAAAGAAAGAAGTTGAAGAATCAACAAATAATACTGTAGTATTAAGCAAACCAGCATTTGAAACATTATTATATTACATGATATTAGCGTTATACATACATAATCAACCACGTAGAAATAAAGACTATCAATATATGAATGTAGTATTTAAAAACACTGATAAACTACCCAAAGACAGAAATTACCTATCATATTCTGATAATAAATTTATTTTTAACGTGTATAAGACATCTAAAAAATATGGTCAAAAAGTTGAAGATATAAGTGAAGAATTAAAAAAGTGTATTGATCTATATTTAAAGTTTCACCCTAAAATTAAGGGTAAGGTAAAGAAAAATACTGATACACCATTTTTGGTAGGATATGATGGAAATGCTTTATCACAAGTTAATAGCATGACAAAAATCTTTAATAAGATATTTAATAAAAAGATTTCTTCAAGTGCTTTACGTCATATATTTTTAAGTGATAAATATGGTGATGTTGTCAAGGAAATGAAAGAAGATGCTGATAAAATGGGACACAGCGTTCAACAACAAAAAGAATATATTAAAAATGTTATTTAAATTTTAATTTATATATATATTAATATATATATATAAATGTCATTAGATCCTAAACTTGATGAAATTAATAAAAAATTAATGATAATTGGTAAAGAAAAATTAGCATTAAAGGGAAGACAAAGAAGATTATTAAAGCAGACTAAAACAGGTGGTAATTTTTTTACCGATGCTTTTAACAAGGTCAGAAATGAATTTGTAAATCCTGATAGTAAATTACGTGAAACAGTTGTAAAACCAGTTGAAAATATTGTAAATAAGACGAAAAATGAATTTGAAAATCCTGATAGTAAATTAAGAAAAGAAATAGTTCCACGTTTTGATATCACAAAAACAGATCTATCTAATTATCCTAATAGTGCTAAAAAAACTATGGAAACTTTAGGTAATTTACCTGTAGAAAGTGCTGAAATTGTTAGGACACCTATAAGTAAAGTATTATCTAAATTTATCAATCTATTAAGTGCTGGAAAATTTGAACAAGCAAGTAAAGACGCAGGATATGACAAATTATTTCATTTACAATTAGTTTTAAATGTTATTGATAATAATGGAAATAGAAAAAAAGTCGCTATCCAAAAAACTGAAAGGGTTCAAGTTGATGGTAGTCTTACAGGTGTAACCGCAGAAACTGAATATTTAAACATAAGTATTGGGAATAAAAAATTTACACCTAATGAAATGTTAGAAAAAACACGTAAGCGTATCGGTGATCGTGATTTTTTTGGTTATGATTCTTTTAAAAATAATTGTCAAAATTTTATTTTAAATTTATTAAAGTCTGAAGGATTAGCAGGAACAAAAGAAACTAAATTTTTATATCAAGATACCAAAGCAATAGCAGATAAAATACCTTCTTTATCTAAAAAGATCATGAATTTTACAACTGACGCAGGTAATGTATTTTCAAAAGTTTTAGGATTTGGTCGTGCTTATGGTTATGGATATGATGATGATGAAATTACACATTTAGTAAATCATCTTACTGATGAACAAATTAAAAAATATAAATTTGACGCAAAGAAAGAATTAGATGAATGGATACATGATAAACAACAACAAATGAAAAAAGAAGGTGTTCCCATCAATGATATATTAAAACAATATAATTCAAGTGATTTAGAAGAAGTAGATGAACTAATACATAAAATTGAAAATAAATTAGAACTACCATTTAAAAAAGGTTATGATGTAAAAGTAAAAGATTTAGTATTAAATACAGCAAGAAGTAAAAAAGAAAAGATTCTATTAATTATAAGATTATTATTAAATATTAATAAGAAAAAACAAACTACTAATTTAACTAGTAAAATTCGTGATTTAGGTGATGAATTAGGTGTAAATTTAAATGCTTCATCAAGTGGAATAATGGCAAATTTAATTAAGATACCAGATTTTAATGTAGAAGTAGGTGATTTTGAAAGTTTTATACCATCTGAACATCAAAAACCAATAGTAATAGCATTAGGAAAACCAAAACGTGGAAGACCTAAAAAAGATGTTGTTAGTATGCCAAAAAAAGAATATTTAAAAGAACACAAACGTTTAATTAAAGTTTTAGATGATGCTGGTAAAGAAGGTCAAAGACAAAAACAAGAAGTAGAACACCGTAGAATTGGTGGAATGGTTCTACAATTAATGGAAATGGATAGACAACATAAAATGGGTGGTAATAAATCAACTGAAAGAATAATTAAAAAACATGCTAAAATGATTGCTGATGAAATCACAGCATATAATAAAAAATATGGTGGAAATTGGTTTACTGATGCTTTTAATACAGTAAAAAATGCCGTAGTTTCTACAGCAAATAAAGTAGGTAATGAATTTACAAATCCTGATAGTGTATTTCGTCAGAAAGTAGTTAAACCAGTTGAAGATGTAGCAAAAAAAATAGGCAATGAATTTACTAACCCAAGTTCTATATTTAGATCCCAAGTATTAGCACCAGTTGAAAGATCATTTGAAAAATTTGGTAGGGATACAAAGGAAGCATTTGAAGACATCGGTAATAAGATCAAAAATGAATTTACAAATAGTGATTCTGAACTGGCAAGGGCATTCAGACCATTAACTGATACTATAGGTAATGAAGATTGGTGGAAGAAGACCATGACAACACCAGATACTTATATATTATTAATTACCATCGCTTTAGATGTAGCAGCGATGGCGGGTGTTCCAGGTGCTGGTATTGCTTCGGCAGCGACAAAATTGATAGGTGATTTAGCACAAGGTAGAAAAGTTTCAGTAGCAGATTTGGCCAATTTAGCACTTGCCATCATACCCACACCTAAAGTGCCTGGATCACAAGGAATTTTCAACCAAATTAAATCACAAGTAATTGGAAATGCTGGAATGTCAGCAGTTGCCAGATCCCAATTAATTGGTCGCAACATCGTAAAGGTAGGAAAAGAATTAGTAGGTGATCAAAAGGTTGGATTTGGTGAATTAAATGAAAATGGTAAGAATTATAAATTACATGCCATCGTTATAAATAAGAAGAATTTTGATAAAAATGATGCTGTATTAGAAGCAGTAAAATATGGAAGTAAAAAAGGTATGTTTATGCGTGAAACTAAACAATCATTTAGATTTAGAAATATACCAAAGACTAAATTCATACCTAAATCATATAGAACTAAAAAAATTGGTAAAACTGGGGTATCATTAATTTATGGTGAATTAAAATAAATATGTAATAAATAATTTATATTTATTATATATATATATTATGCCAAAATCTAACAGTGCTTTAAACAAATTTAATAAAGACACACCCGAAAGCATACAAAGAAGACAATTTCAGGAATTAGTGGCAAATGAATTCAATGATGCCCGTAGTCAGGTCATAAAACGTTTATTTGAATCTTCAGCAGTATATGCTGAATTATTTGATAAACAGAAAAATTTAGGTAATACTATGATTGATTTCACGATAGGTAAAGCATTAGCAAATTACACTGATTCTATAGAAAAAGCAAAAGAAAGATTAGATAATAATGAATCAAAACCATTTTCTAATATTTTTAGTTCTTATTCAACAGCAGTTAATGCTATATCCGCTTATGTAAATTCACAAGGATCAAGACCCAGTAAAATGACTTCTTTTGAATCTGAAATAGCAAATACAGCACCTAAAATATACGAATTACTTCAATACGCATTCGTTCATGTTTCTGTCCAAGAAGATCTATTATTAAGTCAAGAAGATAGAAAATTTGATGAAACACAACCTGAAAAAGTGAAGAAAATTTTAGATAAAAGGGAAGCATTATTAATTGAAAAATATCTTAAAACATTACCAAAAAAAGAAGCAAAAAAAATCAGAAAACAAATGGGAATAGAACAAACAGCAAAACAAGCAAAAATAGACGCAGAAGCAGATGACAAAATACTTGCTGAATTAAAACCATCAGAAAGAAAAAAGCAAGAAAAAGCAGACCAAGAAGAAACTGATAGAATCCAAAAACAAATATTCGCAGAAATGGGTGTCCCTGAAGCACCAGAATTAGGTCTTGATGGTAAATTAAATAAACCACTTGATTTAAGTAAAGAAATTACAAAACCTAATTTAACTGATGATGATTTAATAAATTTATATTTATTTTATGAAACATTAGAATCAGGTTATAATATGGGTCAATCATTACAAGGTAGAAATTTAGCAACTGTATCAACCATTTCAGGATCTGAATATTTAAGAATTAAAAAAATAATAGATGAATTTCGTGCTTTAGTAGTTAGTGATTTTAATGGTATTTTTAAAGAACCTTTACCTTTAACTGGTGATTTATTACAAGAATTAAATGGTCCTGACTATGTATTATTACCTGAAATTTTAAGAAGACAAACACGTGATCAAGATTTTGTAGTTCCACCAGCACAAGATATGCCCAGAAATCCATCCGCACGTATAGAACAACCTTATGAACCTTTAAATTTTCCAAGACGTGAAAATGGTGAATTTGTTCCAAGATTTGGCCCACCACCACCACCACCTTATAGTCCTTTAGGTCGTGAAGGTATTGATTTCAATGTGCCACCTTCACGACCTTATAGTCCTTTTAGGTGGCCACGACCACCTTATAGTCCTTTAGGTCGTGAAGGTATTGATTTCAATCCTAATAGTCCTATTACAGTTCCTACAGGTCGTGGATCAGCACGTGGTGGTCGTAAAGGTGTAAATTCTGAAATGGCAAGATCATATGAATTAATTAAAAGATGGTCTGGATTTCCTTATTTTGTGCCACCTTCAGCACCACCTTCTAAAATGGTAAATCCACGTAGTAGGGTGAATAATAGAACTGAAGCAAATGGTATGCCTTCAGGATCAGGAAAAAAGAAAGGAAAAAAATCAGGAAAACCTAAATACACTGATATTTAATTTTTGGAAAAATACGACTTTTTTATAAAATACTATATAACTATTTTATAAAAAATCGTAAATTTCCAAAACATCATTTATTCTATTTCTGGAATTGTTTTAGATACAACTACATCATAATTACCACCAACTTTTTTAATTTCACTTTTAATAAATTTATGATACTTTTTTAGATCTAAATCACTATTTAAAATTCTAAATATTACGTGTCTTCCACATGTAGCAACTTCATTACCTTTTGCTTGGTATGGTTCTGTATTATATACAACCTTTAATTTAGTCTTATTGAATAATCGTGATAAATATTTTCCATCAATACCAATATTATGACGTTTTTCTTCACTTACCCAATTAAGATCTTTATCTGGATAGTTTCCATACGAATCAAACATTTCTATAGTGTTTCCTAATCTTAAAACACCAACCCAATGACCTGTGCTTGGACTATCTTGATACATTAATACAAAATGACTTTTTGGTGTGGGTAATAATTCTTCTATATTTTTGTATTTGGGTAATTCATTATACATTACAATTCTGGTATCAGGTAAATATTGTTTTATTAAACTATCACTGATTGGTGATGCTTTAATTTCTTTAATATTTTTATTCATATATTAATAGAATATAAATAAGTTTTCAAAATTTCTAATTTTTCTGGTTCTATGGCATTTAAATCTATAAAAATGCCGTTATTATTTCTTGTATGTCTAATTTTTTGATCTAAAATAATCTGATATATCTTAAGTAGTATTTTTTTGCTGGTTATTTCACTTATTAATCTAACCAAATATTTTTTTTCCCAAACTTCCATTCTATAATATAATAATATAAATTAATAACTGATTAAATCTACTTCTGTTCTTTCACGTTCATCATCTTCAACCATTAATATTTTATATCTATTAATAGATCTATTACCAATTATCATATGGGTCATTTTAGATTGTTCAATTGTTTTAATGTGATATAATGATTGTTTAATTATTTGTAAAGAATCACGATTTTCTTCAATACTTTCACCATTTAAAATTTTTATTCTTTGTTCTTGGACTAATGTTTCTAAATCTTTTTTTACTAATTTTATGATGACATTTACAGCAACATTATTACTTTTATAAAGTCCAACTACTGATTCAGTTAATGTATCCAATACAAGGAATCTAAATTTTGCTGATAAATCAATCTTTTCTGATTGTCCAGAAGGTGGTCCGATCACCTGATTTTTTTCTTCATTAATAACTACTTTTTTTTCTTCAACTTTTAATTCTTCGTTTTCTGACATTTAGATTATATATATATATAATCTAAATTATTTTTTAGAAATGAATTTTAAAAATTCTAATCCATTATCTGAATATCCAGATGAATTAGAACCTGAACTATCACTATCATAACCCTTACCTTTTTTTGGTAAAAGCATATCATCATCTTCTTCTTCTTCTAATTCATCAGGATTATCAGCATAATAAATTCTATCAGGAATATTAGGTATTCTTACCATATGATTATCATCTAAATCAATTAATTCATCATTATCTAATGTTCCTGTCATTGATCTAAAATTACTTTTTGATAATCCATTAAAATATGTCATATTTATTTTATAACTTATATTATTACCACCACGACGACAATCATTAAAAGTTGATGTAGGTAAATTAGGATTATTATTAATTATATCATGAATTACATCTGTTTTTATTTTATATAATGTATAAGCAACACCATTTTCAGCAGATCCATTACTTGTCTTATTAAAATAAATTTTTGTTAGTAAATCTTGATCTGTTTTATTATATTTAAAAATATAATAATAGTCTGCGGTCGTTAGTGATAAACCTGATGGTTGTCCGCCTTGTTGTGTTTCAATAACAAACCAATCATTATTAGGATCATTTTTATTATAAATACTTTGTGCTTTTACTTCAATTGTTATTATTTGACCATTTGGATTTAAAAGTAATTTTAGATCATATTCTGGTCTTTTTACATTGTTCCATTTATAACCTGATACTAATTTATCTTGATTTAATGCTATTATAAAAACTTCTTTTTCCCATCTATCAGCAACTGAATTACATTGATTGAAATTTGCCATTTATATATTACATTTAGAATATATTATTTTTTTAGATTCATTACATATAAATGTCTTTTAGTGCCTTCATGCTTTTCCTTGGTATATTTATTAAATTTACCCATACATACATCACAAATAGTAGTTTCCGTTGCTTCCTTGCGTTTTTGATAATATACCTTATTATATTCTTGGTCGTATTTCTTCCTATCATGTGTTTTATTCCATAATTTATTAATAATAGCATCTAATGCTACTACATTTTGTTGTGTTATATTATTGATATCAAAATTAGGTTCATTTTTGTATGCTTGAAGTTGTTCCATGAATGTTAAATCTTCCATATTTTCCATTTGTGTATATACTATATAATTATATAATATTATTTCTTTAAATTAAAATATAAAACTAAATATTTTAATATAAAGGTTTTTTATAATAATAATAAATCTTCTTTAGTTAGGCGACGTTCTGATCTTATTTTATATAAATCATTTAAACTATCATCTTCCCAAGGTCTTTTCACGAATTTTGCTTTTGGTCTGTAGTGTTCTTTACCATTTGTGATATCTGATACCCAATAACATGCTATTGATTTTCTAATAATATTTTCAGGACATTTAATTACATCAGGAACACCATGCCATGAAATATCATTTGTTTTAAAAAATACAGCACGATTAAATGATGGTTCTATACTAACAATTTTATTTTCAACTTTTTCATCCCAAAATTCTAAATTACCACCATATTCTGGTTTCCAGTCATCATTTAAAAAATAAATCAAATTTAATCTTCTTTCTTTACCTGAAAATGGATGCTTTTCATAGTCTAAATGTATATGTAATCTACCATCATTAGGCATACCGTGAATTCCAGCACCATGTAGATATGGATCAAATTCTAAATTTTCAATTCCAACCATTTTACGTAGATATTTCATAAAATTTTCAGAATTTAAATAATATAAAAAATGTTGGTATGAATATGGCATATTTTTTAAATCGTCAAAAGCATACTTTTTTTCTATAGGATTGTCATACTTATGCCAAGTATCATCTATTTTTGGATAATGTTTAAACAACATATTAGCATATTCTGGTCTTAAAAAATTATCAATAATTACAAAAGAAAATGGTTTAGCATTTTGAAATCTTTCACGAATATGATCAATATTGAAATATTTTATAAATGTCATATCTTCATTATGCTTAATTATTTTTAAATCTTTTTCTGATATTTTAATATATCCTTCCATATATTAGAATATAAAATAAATTTATTCATCAACAAACCAAGATTCTTCAATCTTGTATTTTACACCAATGTCAAATAAATGTCTGACTTCTTCATCTACAACTACGTCATTAGAACCTGAAGGACTTTTGAAACCTGAAATATTGTGATTGATCAATTTTAAGATCTGGGTCTTTTCATTTTTGACTTTGAAATCGGTATATGTAGTCTTAATATAGTTTCTTGTAGTGTCAGATACAACTAAATTTTTGAAATCTACATCTACAATACCGCATTTATTGTCTGTTTCAATCATTTTGATTAAAGGATCATATAAGTTTTTGAATTGTTGATCTAATCTATTGTTCCAGATGAATTCACGTTCTTCTTTTGATAATTTTTTGAATCTTCTATCAAAATAGAACTTCTTGACTTGGAATTTTTCTTCCATGGTAGCATCTGATACCCAAATCTTTTCAAGTTCAATTTTACGGCATGTAATTTCATCTATTACATCTATGTCTTCATATGCCATAATAACCTTTACGGGTTTTTTGTCAGACTTTTCTGCTACATCAAAACTGGTCTGGACTTTTGATTGTTTTGTCGCTTTGATACCTGAACGAATAAATCCTGATAGATCCGCATACTTGAAAAAAGATGATGTAAAGTCAGCAAGTTTTTCAATAACTAATCCATCTATTAAGGTATTGTAAGTTAAGTCAGTTTTACTTTTGTATAAATCATTGTATTTATATACAAAGTTTGTATTCTTGTCAAAAAAGAACATTTCTATATCATTTTTACGTGGGCATCTGATACGTAATGATACTTGAATTAAATCACGTGCTAAATTACACATACCAGAAGTAAGTAAATATACTTTGTCAAAGTCAGCACCTTCATAATTTACACCTACAGTAATTGATGATGTAGTTAAGATTACATCGGCATCGGCCCAAGTATTTTTTACATCGTATAATGTCTTCTTTACCTTGTCAGATGCTACGGACATATAAGTAATAATATTAGGTTTTACATCTGCTTTTTTAAGTATAGCACATTCTAATGACTTGATACCCATACGACCATCATCACCATCATTTAAGAATGGATAGAATACAAATATCTTTTTCTTTTCATTTACATCTTTTACGATCTTGTTTAAGATGTCATCAAATGTTTCGTTTTCAATTAAGCGTCTTGGTTGCTTTTTGTATTGGCATGAATATGTGATTATGTCGTTGATACCTAATGATTTTAAGAAATCAATAGTTTTAGATGTTGTAAAGGCATCTAATAAGATTACTTTCTTACAGTGTTCAAATAATGCCTTGAAGTTGTAAAAGTTATCTTCTAACATCTTGCCGTGTGTGATACTATCCCAGCAGTTAAGAAGACTTTCAATTTCGTCAATGACTAATACATCAAACTTTTTAGTATTTTTTAAGTAGTGTAATGATTCACATGAAATAAGTAATGACTTTGCCTTGTTGATATTTTCACTTTTCTTTTCGGTGTTGCCGTCATCTAAATAATTATAGACATCTAACTTGTCAGTGATGAATCTTTGGTTTGTGTTCATTGCTAATGCTTGACGAACAGATAACCATACAAATGACTTTTTAGATTCTTTTAGGTATTTTACAGTAGCACCAGTCTTACCGCCACCCATACCAATGTTAAAGATTGCTACTTTTTGGTCAGTTGTGAAGTGATTATTTCTGATGTCAGCAGTTTCATAGTTAGGCATTACTTTTACAGGTATATCAACAGAAACTAAATTGAAAGAATCCATAAAAGATTTAGTTCTTACATCTTCTAATACGTGAATATTAGGATAATATACAGATAATACCTTTCTTGCCCAAGACTTACATAATTTGACATCATCTTTCATGTTGTTCCAATAAGTTGTAAATCTATTACGGCGTTCAGCACTATCTTTCTTTTGCTTACACCATGCCCAGAATTCATTGAATGAAAGACCATTGTGAAAAGCAAAATTACAGAATTTCCAGCAATAATCGTGATGTAAGTCAGCATCAATAGGCATTAAGTTAAGTAATTTTAAGGCATTATCGTGATCAATAGGTTTGAATGTTTTGAACTTGTTTTGAACTGCTTCTTTTAGTTCTTTGGTTGCTTTAGGTAGTTTAGATACATTGATTTTTGTGGTATCATAATCAATGTCAAAGTAAAAAGGTTTAGCATCTTTACTGATGGCACAAGTAATAAAGTGATTTTCGTATGTGTTGTCTTCAATGATTTTAGAAACAGGTTTGTTTGGTTTAGATTGATTGACACATTTCATAGCACGATTACGTGAATAAACAGAACTGTCAAAATATTTGTTTTCTTCTTCTTTGATTTTATTTACTAATTTTTTCATGTTTAATAAGTCATTATAGTCTTTGATTAATAATTCAGGTAATACAATATGATAAGAATTTTTAGTTTCTGATTCGTATCCAGCAATTGCCATCTTTGGGTTATTGAAGTATTTATTAATAATAGGTTTGATAATATTAAGATTACATTCTTCTGGTTTAGTTCCGTCAATATCAAAATAGACTTTGACGGGAAATTGATGAACGATTTCTTGAAGTTGATTGTTTGATTCGGTTTTTGTCATTTCTATGAATGTTTCGGGTTTCATATTTGCCCATGAATGATCTTTATTTCTGTAAATACATTTGACCATGATTTCGTCATCTTTTCTTACCTTTATCATTTGATCTTGTGATCCCTTGCCAATTAAAAAACGTTGATTCATTATAATACAAGACATTTTATATATACTTTTATAATATATAAATATTTTTGTCTTTATATTAAAATTCTTTAAATTAAAAACTAAAGATTTTTCTACAAAATAAATACCTTGACCCCTAAAATTATTATTTTCTAAAATAGAAGTATATGAATATTAGGGAATACCATATAAAGAAAACCTATATCATGAATAAATTGAAAATTAATGAAATTCAATTCAATCATTTGGTGGAAAAGGTGAAGATCCATTATTTAATAAAATCTATTCTACCATTTAGATGTTCTGGAAAATTACGACTTTTCAAATATATTCTATAATACTTATTTTAAAAAAGTCGTTTTTTTCCAGAAGACTATTATGCTGATTTAATATTATGTTTTGTGCTGAATGTTTCGTTGTCATCATAGTATCCATTTATTTTTACACCAGATATACCTTTCTTAATACCTACAAAATACAAATCTTTAGACTTATAATTATAATATGAATCCCATGAAGAAAATAATTTATTTAAATCTAATACATTATTTATATCTTCAATATCTAAATTTTTATAATAGTCCATCATATCATTTAATTGACCTACACAACCTAATGAACAATTAGGTGATGTTCTTCTTGTTCCGTGTTCGCCCCTACCAAGGGAAGCACAAGTAAAAATAAATAGACCATCAGGTTTAAGCATATCATAAATTTTTAGTAATGATTGTTTATATTCAGGATCATGTTCAAAGCATTCAGTTGATATTATAGTATCAAAAGTATTATTAGAAAATTTTAAATCTTTTGTTTTGCTTACTATATCAACATTTTTAGATGCTATAACATCATTACCAGTGTAATTACAATTATCAAATAAATATCTATTATTTCCATTTATATCACCGCTACCGACATCTAAAACTTTTTTATTTTTAAAAAAGTTTTCTAATATTGATTTTCCCCAATTTACAAACGTTTTACATTCTTTATGAACCATTTATATATAATCTAAATATAAAAATAATATATAGATTATATATATATAAATGTTTCATAGAAAAGTTTCATTATTATCTACATTTGTCCAAAGACAAAAAGACATCGCTGAACAGAAGAAAAATTTTATTAATAATAGAATGAATCAGTATTATCTTAATTTTCATGCTACACGTGAATTAAACGTTGATATCATAAGTGGTGTAGGTAGTAGATGTGATTGGTATATTAAAAGTTCTGTAATAAGAAAAAATACTAATACATCTGAACCAAAAACAATATTTTTAGTTTCTGATAATTATAAAAGTCATATAAATTTTGTAGATAATATTTTACCTACTTTAACAAAAAAATTTATTCTAATTGTTGGTGGTCAAGATTTTACTTGGCCTTTAGGTAAATTAGATAATGAATATAATATTAAATTTAATAGTCCTGAATGGCATAAAAGAATTGATACACTAATTAATAGTGATAAGATTCTTAAAATATTTGTAGAAAATTTAGATATGGAACACCCTAAATTAACACCTTTATCATTAGGGTTATCATTTGCTAAATTAGATGATTACTACTTATCTATATTAAATAGAAAGATAGAAATTGACATAGATAATAAAGATATTGATGTATTATGTCAGCATAATGTTCATCCATCCCATAATAATGATAAAAAATCTTGGCATTATAAACAATTTGATGATCGTAATAAATTTAATGAATTAGTAAAAAAAGCACCATTAAATAAGATAGTTACTTATAAAGAATCAGCAAATAAAAATATATGTGGTGATAGTGTAGAATTAAATGATTTTAAAGATAATGTTTTAAGATCTAATTTTGTTGTATGTATCCATGGTGGTGGTCTTGATCCTTCTACTAAAGCATGGGAATGTATGCTTTTAGGTGCTATACCTATAATAGAAAAATCAACTGTATCACCAGCATATGAAAAATTACCTTGTGTAATCGTTGATAAGATTGACGAAAAAACATTAACTAAAGATAATTTAGATAAATGGTGGGATCAATACGAATCATTTCATAGTAATAAAAATAAAAGACGTGAATTATTATATAAATTATCTGATCGTTATTGGTGGGACTACATTACTTCATTTTTAGATTGAAACTATATATTTTTATTTCTTTATATTATTATTCTTTATAATATATATTTAAATAATCCTTCGGATTATTCAAATACGGGCGATTTTTAGATTAAAAATGGAAATAATCTAACTTTTTTAGATATAAACATGGAATAATAAATTTATTATTCCAATACATAATCAAAAATCACATGGAATTAATCTAATTAGATTATTTCCTGCCCTATAAATAATCATTTATGATTATTTATATAGTTAAATGGTAATTTCTATTCTTTTACTTCTTGGTTTTCTTTCTTTCTTTCTTAAAAACTTTCTTAATTGGGTTTCAAAGAAGTCTATTTTAGTGTCATGTATCAAAGTTGGAACTTCTACGGTGATATTTTTGGTGTCATCATATTCATTATACAAAAAACCTATTTTATACGATTCATTTATTGATTTAAATAGTTCTGATACCTTCCTACGAAGTTTTTTGTTGATATTTTTGTCATCATTATATGGTAGCAAATAAATTCTGTGAATCGCTGAAATAGATGGAATCATGTCATCCGTGCCTACTTGTATATTCATATAATTAATAAGTAAATTAATTATTTGAATTAATATAAATTGTGTGCTTTTACATATTTAGATGCTTCAATCATGGAAAGACCTTTTTCATTCATTATTTTCTTAACAACTACAGCACGGGCATTTGGTTTCTTACCACGGGCAGAACCTTTACCACGGACTTGTTTATATACTTCATAACCTTCCTTGCCTATATCGTATGCTTTCTTTCCTACATCATATATTTTCTTACCTACTTCAACCGCTTTCTTTGCTTTATTTACATAGTCCATTAAACCACTACCACGTGCTTCACCACCTGCTGGGCCACGACCACGTCTTACACGACCACGTGCTTCACCACCTGCTGGACCACGTGCCATACCACGGGCAGATCCTTTACCACGGACTTGTTTATATACTTCATAACCTTCTTTACCTACATCATATGCTTTCTTACCTACATCGTATATTTTCTTACCTGTTTCAACCACTTTCTTCGCCTTGTTGAAGTAATCCATTAAATCCCCACCTTTTCTTTTACGACCACGACCTGAATTTGATAATCCTGAAAAATCAGTTGTCATTTGTGCTTGATCTAAAGTTCCGTGTCTTTGTGTTTTAGTTGCTTTTAATCCAGCACCTAAAGCAAGTGAAGCACGAACATTAGGATTTAATCCAATATTATTACCACCAACTGCGTGATTTTCACAATTACATATTCCCCTACCTTTAGGACAGTCTTTTGTTTTTTTGTAAAGACCTACACCACTACCTACACGACGGGGTTCATATCCTGTTGTAGCGTATCCAGCAGGTGATGCTGAACTACCACTATCCAAATTATGATTATCTAAATATGCTACCTTGGCACGATTCATTTCATTGTATTGGTTTGCTATCATTCTGTTATAAGGTGTATCAATTGGCATCTTATTATATATATTAAACATATATAATAAAATTTTACACTAATTTAAATGTTTTGGAAAATAACGACTTTTTAAATAAATACTATATTACTTATTTTATAAAAATCGTATTTTTCCAGAACTAAATTTTTTCTATCTACATTAATCTTTTATCCATTGAAGCATTGGTAGCAGGCATCATATTACGTCTTGAAGCACCTGGAAGGATATGTTTGGGTAAAGATCTTCCAGAATCTTGGTGTCCAGCACCTACAACACGTGATACATGTAAATGACTTAATGGTTCTTGTAAAGAAGCGTCTAATACGTCTTGCTTTGTTAATATACCAGTATAGCATGAAGATTGACCACGTTCAGTTACTAATAGACCTGAATTTACTGGTAATAATACAATTTCGGGGGTGATACCATCAGGGTTAGATTCAGTTCCGACTGTATTTTGATTTTGGACTGTGACGTTGAATTGAATTTGGAAACTACCTAAACTGCCTGGGGCAAAATAAGGTTCAGTTAATTCAAGATGTCTTGCCATGTCAAGCATTAAATATGATCCAATTGTTCCGATTTGAACAGGAATTGGGACAGGACCAGCAACTTGTCTGGTGGGGACATTTACGCTTACTTCACTTCCATTATCATATGGGTATGTAGTAAATACACCACCTAATAATCCTGCTTGTCTTTGATCAAGGTAGTTAGCAACACCTGTAAATTCTAACCAATCTTGATTACTGCCTGCTTCTTGTGACATATGGAATAACATTTCTTGTGTGGCATTCGCAAGAATGCCCGAATGATTATTGAACTGTATGCTGATATTGGTAATAGGTAAAACGAAATCATTGTAAGTAGAATTATTTCTATAAGAAGCATCAGGTCTTACGTATATAATTAATTTATCAGGAACTTGATTTAATGTAAATGTTTGTGATTGTAATACAGTGCTACCTAAATTTAAAACTTGTTGCCCACCAACAGTAGGAAATGATACGGTAGCATTTTGAACAATAGAACCAGATTGATTTGAACCAATAGCAACACCGTAATTACTGGAAATAAAACGGGGATATTCTAAATATGGTATTACATTACGTTGTGCCATAATGTCAGTGCTGTGTGGTGTGATATATTTCATTAATAATTCAGCATTATTTACATTTTGGGTTAAATTAGAAAGTGCGGGAAATTGGAAGAAAACACCTAAACCATTGACATATTCACTTGTATTATCTGCTATACCAGAAAGTTTTGATAATTTAATTGCTTTGTATAAAGACCCGTAATTAGCGGTAATTTGAAGATTTTGAATTCCATAAATACCTGCTTTATTAGATAAGGTTCTATTCCAGATAAAAGGTGGGGCAATTAAAGGTTCAGTAGATTGAACACGTAATAAGAAATATTGTGTTCCATCTGATGTATATGTTGTTAAACGATTAGGTTGTCCATTAAGTTGGGGTGTAGTAGGATCTAAAGGAATTAATTCATTTAAAAATGAACCATTAGGAATAAATTTATTACCTTGGGCAAGATCGTAAGATGCTAAATTGTTATTTAATTGGGCAAATAATTCATAATCTGGTGAAAGAAGACGATCAGGTGAAGAAGCAGTTAAATTGTATCTTTCCCATTCAACAGCATCAGAACATCTTAATAAAGCAGGAAATACATCAGCAGAATTAATAGTAGAAATATTGTTGTTAATTTGGACTTGTATGGTATCCATTGTTCTTTGTGTTGGGAATGAACCAATAGAAATATTATAACCATAAACTAATGGACAGGTGTATGTAGGACTTTGAACATTAGAAACATCAACAGCAGTATTAAATTGGGGAACACCAGCAATAGCAGAAGCAAATGTTAAATAGTAATCTGTTTGTGTTCTTAAATAAATTTCACGATCTAATACGGTTGATTCAGATGGGAAAGGTATAACAAAGTTTAAATTGTTAGGTGTTGCTGATATAGCAGGCATACGAATATTGGTGACATTTTGGCCACCTTTATATACGGCGTAGTTTAAAGAATCAGTAACCATTAATCTATCATCTTTTACAAGAACTTTTTTGAAGTCGTTTGACATAATATATATATATTATATATATATTATTTCTTAACTAAATAAATTTTTTATATTTTCTTACATTAATCTTCGGGACATAGCATCTTTTGCGACATCAACTGCTTTTGCTACCACGGGGGCAGATTTAGATAACATAGCATGCCCTACGGATGCTGGTAAAGCACGTCCAGAATCACAATGTCCGCTACCTACAATGCGTTTTACTGACATTCTACCAAAAGGTTGTTGTTGGGAAGCATCTAATACGTCTTGCTTGGTTAGGATACCAGTATAGGTGGAAGTTTGCCCACGTTCAGTTACCATGATACCACTATTCATTACAACTAAAACAGTTTCTAAAGTATTTGCTTCAAAAGCATTTCCTTCGGCATCACCAACACCACCTGCTTGTAATTGGCAGGTAAATTGTAATTGAAAGTTCCCAAGGGATCCTGGTGCATAAAAATCTTCTGTAAGTTGAATTACGGTGGCAAAATCCAACATTAGGTATGACCCGACTGTAGGATTTACACTTGATCCTTTAAGAACTAAATCAGGTATGTATGCTTGACCACAGAATTCTTGGAAAGATTGGTTAGATCCTGCTTGAACTGAATAATAATACAGGTCTTGTAAGGTGGCGGAACTTAAAAGTCCAGCATTATTGTTGAAATTGATTGAAATATTTCTAATTACAGGAACAGCATCGGTATCGGTAGGTCTTTGGTTTGTCATCTTCTTTCTGAAGAAAATACAAATTTTATCAGGAATTTGTGTAAGATTATAAGTATTTGATGAAATTGAAACAGGTGTGCCGTAATTTTGGGGAATGATTTGGTTATTAGCATTAGCGAAATAACGGTCATAAGTTAATAACGGAATTACATTTCTTGCTGGTAAAAGATCAGATGGATGGGGTGTAATGTATTTTAAGAAAAGTCTGGCGTTTTGAACACTATTTACAGTTGCTGAATTTGGCACAGTGATAGTTGTTAAAGTGAAGGTATTGGGGGTATATTGTGATTCAATAAATCTTACAGCACGATCAGCATTAGCAACATTATACTGAAGTTGAATTGTTTGGACACCATACATGCCTTGTTTATTACTTACAGGGTCAGACCATAAGAAAGGTTGGCATAATACGGGTTCAATGGTTGTAAATACTAAACGCCAGTAATTAGCAGACGCAACACCACCTGCTTGTGTGCCTTGGGCATACCAAGGTGCTGATCCAGTTGCGGAATACATTAAAGTGACGCATTGATCATTAATAGCAACACCTGAATTATTTGTTGTTCCTGTTTGATTTCTGGCATTAGGACCAGAAAAAGAACCATTGGGTAAAAGATCGGTGTCAATACCACCAGTTAAGAAATTACCTAATGTATTTCCAGGTGGGCCGTATTGTAAAATTTCTGGGGGTGAATTTGTTGTATCACCTACGCAACGCATACCAGCACTACCTACACAATCAGAATAGTAAAACATAGAATCGGGCATAGTAGGGCAAGATGACATAGATTTTTGTAATTCACGACAATCATTAGAACGAACAAGGAAAGGAAGAACATCACGAATGTTTATGCTGGTAACATTGTTATTGATGGTAGATTGGATTGTAGAACACATTTGATGAAGGGGAAATGGTGCTAAAGCAAGATTCTGACCATAAACAAGTGTAGGTGATCCAGTTGTTTGCCATTGAAGTTGAACTGTTGCTGATATAAAAACTTTACGATCTATTATGGTCTGTTCTGATGGCACTTGAAGATTGAAACTGATGGAACTGGTGGATTGTGATATTGCTGATTGTGTTTGGGACACAATACTTTGCCCACCTTTTATTACGGCGTAGTTTAAAGAATCGGTAACCATTAATCTATCATCTTTTACAAGAACTTTTTTGAAGTCGTTTGACATAATATATATATATTATATATATATTATTTCTTAACTAAATAAATTTTTTATATATTTATCTTGCTGGTTCAGTATATTCTGTAAGTTTTGATAAATTATATATTTTCTTACGGAATAAGATCTTAATACTGGCATTACATCCAGGTTCTAACACGAATTGATGCTGGTAACCATATTGATCTTTCCAGAAAATAGATATTTCTATACCATTAATCGGGGCATTACTTTGTAAATCAATCAATCTATATTCTGCTTGTGGTGAATATGTGATTGTTGGTTTGGTTTCATCACCACGTGTTAGTGGGACTTCAAGATCTGTAATAATTGGACTAAAGTTATTATTAGCATCACTATTATCTAATGCTGGATTACTATTTAAAATTAGTGGTGTTGCTACCAATTCATTGGTGATAGGCATTAATGCGGTAGTAAATATAAGTGTTCTTACACAATTCCATACAGGACATGGTGAATATGATGTTGTATTAACTGAAAATGAATTTATACCTTTACTTACGTATAAATCTGAAAGAAATGGGAAAGTTGAATTAGCATCTATAGTTAAATAATGTTGTCCAAATGCTGGAAATCCACCTGTTTGATTACAATTATATACAGTTGGTGGTGGTGCTGGTGATCCAACTGGTGAATTTACAGGATTTACTTTAACAACATACCAACCAGCAAGTGATGTAGGATCAACCAAAGGTGTAAATGCGGGTGTTTGACCAGTAGTTGGTGATGTTGCTTGGATTTGATTTAGTGAATTTACATATCTTGTTTGTAAAGAATTTAATAATGCCCATAAAGGTGAATTTATAGCAAGAACCCACTTTCCTGTAGCACTTGGGTCATCATTCCATATATCATTTGTTTCAGGGACTGTTGTAGATCCACCTGCTGTAGTATTAACTGATGTTAATTGTGGAAAATATACACTAATTAAATTTGAACTATTAATATCTATAAATGGTGGTGCTACATCTTCACCTAAAATCGCAAAATCTATACTTAATTGTTGTAATGTAGTGTTTAACATATCTATAAAATCACGATATTGATATACGAAATAATATGGATTACTTAATGTTTCAATGTCAAAAGGTGCTACAGGAACAGGAACAGTGACATCATATTGATTAGAATACGCAACTGGTCTATAAACGGGTTGAACAGCACTTCCCCATTTATAAAATGCCATTTTATAAACTAATTGATTTGGATCACTATTAATATTAAAATAATAATCAGTTCTTGTTTCAACTTCTGGTAAGAATAAAGGCAAACTTGGTGTATCTAAACTAAAACGTTGAATAGATAAAAAATATTCTGAAGGATTTGCTAAAATAGTGCTTGTTCTGGTTTCTGTAAATCTAACTGGTAAAATTTCCCCTGCCCCAACTGTATCATTATTTAATAATTGTAAATCATAGTATAAATGGTTGGGATCTGTGTTATAATTTGTTTTTCCTGACATAGATTGACTTGACATTATATTATATATATACATTATATATTTATTTTATTATCTAAATTAAATATATAATTATGCCTTACGAACTAAAAAAAGTAAAAAAAGATAAATTCAAAGTATGTAAAAAAGATGATAAAAAAGTTTGTTTTAGTAAAAAAGGACTATCAAAGAAAACAGCAATAAAACAAAAATATGCCATAGAACAAAGTGAAAGACGTAGATTTGGTATGGGTAGAACTACTGATAATATTATGCCACAAGATTATAATAGATATTATGAAATGTATGTAAAAAGATTCAAAAAAAAATATCCTGATCTTGAAGAATTTAGTGTTGGTGATTTTATTAATGATTATAGCGTTTTATGGTCAGATACTGATGATACAAGTAGTGAAATTATAAACCAAGTAGTAGAATCAACAAAAAAGTATCATGATTTAAGAAAACAAACAGAATTAGACACAGATGATGAAAGTGTTGATAAAGTAAAAGCAAAAGAAAAATCAAGAACATCATCTAATATTTCAGAATTAACTATGGAATCAGATAATCAACAGGTATATGACATGTATAAAGATCAATTAGAACAATATAATATGAATAATGACGAAGAAATTGAAGAATTAGAAAAAGATGTTTTTATTAAAAAATATGAAGAAAAGATGGACGAATATGATGATGAAGAACCTGATACAATTATAGAAATGATTATTGATGATCAAGCATTAGAAATCTATGGTAATTCAACAGAAGAAGAACGTGAAGAATTAGCATTAAAAATAAGTCTTGCCATTGGTTTTGTAGATGATGGAAGTAAATTTCCTGATTTTGATACTGAAACTATAATTAGTGCCAGTGATATTCATGATGGTAAAACATCAAGTAGATATGTAAATTATAAAAATTTAAAAGAAATGTATGAATATATTTTAAAAAAATGTAAAGAAAATACAAAAGGTGGATTTTGTGGTTGGATGGTAAATGGACGTGATGCTGATATGAAAACAACTAAAAATTATGCTATTTTAAGTTCATTAGTTTATTTAACTGAACAATTAAATCAAGGAAGGTATTCAATTTGGTGTAAAGATAAATGTAGTGAAGAACAATGGAATTTTAGTTTATTTTCAAGTCCAACTTTTGGTATTGTTTTTAAACATCAAGGTGATGAAATCATGATGTCAGCAGGTTGTAAATTAACACCACATTCAAATAGTATTTATATTGATTTATTATGTGGTCTTGGTGGTGGTAAATATATCATGGACGCATTTAAAAGATTATATAATCAAGATAGTGAAGATGATTTATGGGAAAAAATTAATAAATATAAATTTTTAAGTCTTGGAAGCGTATCAAGTTATATTACAGTTATGTTTTATTATAAACAAGGTCTAATAGAAGAAGAAAGAACAATTGATTTAGTGATGGAAAGATTTGAAGAAGAAATAAAAGAACGTATAGATAATGGTGATTACAGTAGTTTTTTAGAATATTGTGAAGAAAAATTACCATATTTTGAAAGTGGTGATTGTGAAGTAGATGATCAATATTTAAATGATATTTTTACAGCATGTAGTTGTGGTGGAAGTAAATATTTATATCCTGAAATTAAAATAAAATTAGGTGAAACAAAAGTAAATATAAGTGGTGACAGATATGTATCATATGACTACCTAAAAGGATTCGCAGATTATTGTAAAGATGTTATTAGAAGTCCAAATCAATATGCTTATAGTAGGGCAGAAAAAATAAAACAAGGTGTAATGGAAGTATTTCAAAATTTACCAGCAAAAGCACGTCATTTAAGAACTGAAAAATTAAGAACTAAAAGAATGTTAAGAAATCCTGACCTACCAAGGGAAAATCTTATTAATCAAAGATTTGTAAATGAACAATTACGTAATGTTACATCAGAATTAGATGAATCAGGATTACCAGCAGGTGAAAATGCTTTTAGTGTTGATAGACTTGCTAATAAACCACGTTTTAGTCAGGAAAGAATGGCATTAGATCAAAGACAAAGTCAAACAGCAATTAATAGATTAGAAGGAAATGAACCAAGAACTAAATATTTACGTATGAAACAATTACGTGATTTAGGTATGGCAAGTGTCCGTAATGTCGCATTAGATCCATTTGAAACACAATATAATTTAATTCCACAAGAAACACGTAATAGAAGGGGTCAAGTTATTACAAGAAAAGTAGAACCACCACAAAAAGCACCATTTACACAATCTGAAATTATAACTACATCAGGTGATCCACGTCAAGGTCGTGGTGTAAAAGGCACTAAATTTTATGAAGAATTAAAAGAATATGGTATAGATCCTGATAAATATTTGGCACATATGAAAAAACAAGCAAAAAAAGAAGGATATGATGAAAAACAACTAACTTTAGATAATGATGATAAACATAAATTAAAAATTTCTACTGAACAAGGTATAAAACACTTTGGTGCTGTAGGATATAAAGACTTTTTTATTTATCAACACCTTGAAAAGACCAAACAAGTGCCTAAAGGAACTGCTAAAAAGATGCGTGATAGATTTCAAAAAAGTCATGGTGCTATTACCACCAAAAGAAAATTAGGAAGAAATTC